CCATCTGAAAGCCATCTCCACCACCATCGAGGACCAGGCCGCCAAGTTCGGCCAAAAATACGGGCCGGCCCTGACCAAAGTGGGGGCGGCCATGTCCGGGCTGGGCGGCATCATCAAACTCACCCAGGCCGGCATGGAAGCCCTCAAAGGCGCCCAGGCTGCCGCCACCGTGGCCACCGAAGCCGAAACCGCCGCCGAGGTCGGCGCCGAAGCCGCCGGCGCCCCGCTACTGCTGGTCCTCGGCCTGATCGCCCTGGCCGTGGCCGCCCTCATCGTGGTCGGCTACGAAATCTATAAACACTGGAAGATCATTTGGACGTTCATCAAAAACCTGGTCATGGACGTGTGGAACTGGATCGCCAAATACTGGCCGTACCTGCTCGGGATTCTGCTCGGCCCCATCGCCCTGGCCGCGGTGTTGATCTGGAAGAACTGGGCCAAAATCAAAGCCGACGCCAAAGAGGTGATCGACTACATCGTCTCCATCTGGAACGGTCTCGTCTCCTGGCTGTCCGGCCTGCCGGGCGCCATCTGGCACGCCCTGACCGGCCTGTGGAACTTCATTTTTCATGAGGCCGACACCGTGGCCGGCTGGGTCGAAGGCGCCTGGAATGCCATGATCGGCTGGGTGGCCGGCATCCCCGGCGCCATCGGCCGGGCCCTGTCGGGCATGTGGGACTTCGTGTACAACCAGTTCGCCACCGTGTGGGGCTGGATCCAGTCGTTCTGGGGGCGCATGTGGGGTTGGATCACCAGTCTCCCGGGCGCGGTCGGCCGGGCGTTGGGCCACATGTGGGATTCGATGGGCCAAGCCTTTCGGGGTGCCATCGACTGGGTTATCGACATCTGGAACTCGCTGCATTTCAAGATCGGTGGCTGGTCCGTCGGGCCGGTTCACCTGCCTACCGTCACCATCGGCATGCCCCACATCCCGCACCTGGCCCAGGGTGGACTCATGACCGCCAGTGGACTGGTCTTCGCCCACGCTGGCGAGGTCATCACACCCGCCCCGGCTGCCACCCGCAGCGGTCCGGTGGTCCACATCGACAACGCTCACTTTAAAGAGGAACTGGACGTGGAAGCGTTCATGCGCCGGGTGGCCTGGACCGCCCAGGCGAAGGCCATGTGATGAGCAACGGATCGTGCGTCCGCCAGGCCTGGCTGGTCCTCGGTTCGCTGTCGATCCAGCTGGAGAACGCGGCGGGCGGCTGGTTCTGCTCCAGTCTCGATCTGGGCTACCCAGAGGTCCGAGAGGTCATACAGAACCGGCCCGACACCGACGGCGCCGTGGACCGCACCCAATTTATGGGCGCCCGGGTGGTGTCCGCCGAAATCCATGCCGTGGCCGGCGCCGGCGCCCGCATCGACGACGTGGCCGACAATTTCGCCCCGTTCATGGTGCCCTCGGCCCGCCCGGTGTTGCACTACATCCTGGACCGGGCCGGCACCGCCGAGCGCACCCTCACCCTGCGGGCCATGGGCTACACGTGGGCCGTGGTCGGCGCCTCGGAACGCCAGATCATGCTGCAATGGAAGGCCGCCGACCCGGTCGTCCGCGACCCGACCGTCCAGACCGTCACCTGTTATGCCGGCACCGCGGCCGGCAACGGGCGCGCCTACCCGCTGGCCTTCCCTCGCATCTATCCGACGTCGGGCGGGTCGCCTTCGACCGCGGTCATCAGCTCGGCCGGCGACCTGCCGGTACGCCCCCTGGTGTACGTGTACGGGCCGGTCACCGGCCCCGTCGTCACCTTCACGCCCACCACCGGGCCGGTAGCCAAAGTGGCGTTCGTGGCCTCATACCGGATCGACCAGGGCCACTACGTGCTGGTCGACACGGTAGCCAAAACCGCCCTGCTCGACGGTGTGGCCGGCCAGTCGGCCCTGGCCTGGCTGGACTGGTACAACACCGCCTGGCCGGTCCTGCCCCGCCAGCCTGACACCACCGGCATGTCGATGACCGGCTCGTCCACGTCGGGCAGCACCCAGGCTCAGGCCTCCTGGCAGGACGGCTACCTGTCGTGACCTGGCCGGCCGGTCGCGCCGCCGTCGGCGACCTCGAGGACACCTACACGCCGGACGGGCGGGCCGCGCCCGGCGCCTACCCGATACCGGCCGGGCGAGGCCGCTGGCGGGTGACCTTGCACGCCCGGGATTTCACGGCCAGCCTGACCCCCTACCAGACGTCGCTGGCGGCCCTGCCCGACGCCGCCAACCGCAAACTGACCCGGGCCTGGAACACCCCGGCCCAGCTCGATTTCACCATCGACGGCCGCTCCGACCAGGCCTCGCTTATCGCCGAACTGCAACAGGACGTGATGGCCTGGCGGTGGGATGACACCGCCGGCGCCGACCGGGCCATGTTCCGGGGGGTGGTCTCGCAAACCTCTGACACCGTCAGCGAAGAATCCCACCTGCTGGCCGTGACCGCCCACGACTATGCCGGCATGTTCGCCCGCCGGCTGCTCACCAACGCCCTGGCCTACAACAACGTCGACCAGGATGACATTGTGGCCGACCTGGTGAGCAAGGCCAACAACGTCGTATCGGTCAACGGTACGCCCATGTCGCCCGGCTCGGTCATGCCCCTCACGGTGGCCCTGGTCAACCCCGACGGCACCACCCGTACCGCGAAGTCCGGACAGGCGCGGGTCCGCAACTACAACGCCTCCACCGATATCGCCACCCTGCTCGGCGAGCTGGCCGCCGTCATCAACGGATTCGACTACGACGTGCTGCCCACCGGCCTGAACGGCACCGCCGACGCCCTGCGCCTCTTCTACCCCTACCAGGGGGTGCAACGCTCCGACCTGGCCCTGGTGTACGGGTCGTCGGTGACGGCTTTGACCCGCCAGATCGACTCGGGCGCCTACGGCAACTTCTGGCGGGCGGTCGGCAACAACGGCAGCGCCGACCCGGCCGCCCCGCAGCTGGTGGCCGAAACCTGGAACACCGACGCCAACAGCGTGTCCACCCGGCCGGTCGGCCTGTGGATGTCGGTCGACAACGCCCCGTCCGTGGTCACTCAGGCCACCCTCAACGACCAGGCCAACGGCGACCTGTCCATGCACGGCACCATCATCCCCACCTACACCCTGACCCTCGCCCCCGGTTTCTACGGCTACGGCAGCCCGTACCTGGGCGACGTGGTACCGCTGGTGGTCCGCTCCGGACGGCTCAACGTCAACACCAACGTCCGGGTGCTCGGCATCACCTACAACATTGGCGCCGACGGCCAGGAGGACGTCGCCCTGACCGTCGGCCAGCCCGGCCGCACCCTCGTCCAGATGATCCAACAATCCCAGTCCGACGTGAACGCCCTGGCCCGGAGGTAAACCGATGACCCGCTACACGCCTCTATGGGAGCAGGCCGGATCGTACGCGGCCAGCGTCGACCGCCGCCTTATCGCCAACATCTGGCCGGCCGGCGCCTGCAACGGTTGCGCCCTGACCGCGGTGGCGTCGACCATGCAGATCAACGTGGCCGCCGGCGCCGTGGCCGTCCCCTCCCAGAATTCGACCGGGTCGACCCTGTGCGTGTCCGACGCCGTCGAGATTGTCACCATCGCCGCCGCCCCCGGCTCCGGCCAGAACCGGATCGACCTGATCATCTGCCGGCCCCGGGCCAACGATCTCGACGGCGGCCAGAACAACGATTTCATTTTCGACACCGTCACCGGCGTGCCGGCGGCCAGCCCGACCGTGCCCGCCACCCCGCCCGGCACTGTCCTGCTCGGCCAGGTGTCCGTGGCCGGCGGTTCGGCCGCCATCACCCAGGCCAACATCGCCGACCTGCGCCCACCGCGTCTCACCGCCCTGGCCGAACCGGCCCTCGGCGCCGCCGCCGCCCTGGCCTCGTTCACCACCCTGGACGGCGAAGTGTGGGTGGCGAAAGGCGGCGTCAACAACGGGGCCTGGAAAAAAGCCCGGGACGTCCTGTCCGCCCGCCGCTACCGCACAGCCGCATTCTCCGCCACCGGCAGCCAGGCCATCCTGGCCATGGACACCGTCGACTTCGACGCCTACGGCCTGTATGTGCCCGCCCAGAACGGGTTCGTCATACCGATTCCCGGGGTGTGGCTGATCGGATTCCAGTTCGCCGCCACCTTCACCGCCGGCCAGTACGCCCGGGCTGTCGTCAACCGGAACGGCGCTATCGCCTTCCAAAACCAGCTGTGGATGAATGCGAACACCAGCACCCTGCCTACCAGCGGCGTGCTGGCCCTGGCCGCCAACGACCTGATGCAAGCGAACATCCAGGCGGGCGCCACCGCCACCGGCGACAACGCCGCCGCCGTCACCAAAGCCGAGAACTATTTCACTGCCGTCTATCTCGGCACCGGATAAAGGAGGAAACCGGTGGCCCGTTTCGATTGCGCCGCCTGGCGGCCCGTCCGCAACCATGGCGGCCCCATGACCGCCCAGCTGGGCCTGATCTTGCATCACGCCGTGGCCAACGGCTCCCTGTACGACTGGTTCGACAATCCCGCCTCCGGGGTGTCGGCCACCTTCTGGGTCTCCCAGTCCGGGGTCATCGAGCAGTACGTCGACTCCGCGACGACGGCCTGGCATGCCATGCAAATGAACGACACCTACTGCGGGGTCGAAACCGAAGGCTGCGCCAGCCCGCCGCACGCCGACCCCATGAGCCAAGCCATGGTCGACGCCCTGGCCCGCCTGTACGCCGAAGGCCACCGCCGGCACGGCTGGCCGCTCGCCCTGGCCGAGGCCGACGGTCAGCCCGGCTTCGGCTATCACCGCATGGGCGTGGCCACGGCCTGCCCGTGCCAGATCCGGGTCGACATGCGCGCCGAGATTTTGACCCGGGCCGGCGAGGACGTCGACCGTCCCACCCCCATCCCCGAACCGGAAGAGGAAGAC